CCCTTAAACAAACTATTTGTCGTAAACAGTCTGTTCACAGTATTATTCTCCAAAAATTTAATTAAAGTACCTTTTTCTTTGTCAAGAATTGAGTTTTCTGTATGTGTAGCATATGCGTAAATTTCTTTTATACCATTTTTCTTCAATTCTTCTGCACTATAATACAGCGAACCACCATAAGCAATAATGTCATCAATCATTAACACGGCTTTATCAGCTAAATCAATTCCATTCGTTCTGATGTCTAATCCGAGAATTTTACCAGTTTTCCAATCTCGTTTCTTTTCTCCATAACAGTATTGAAGTTCAGGAAATAAATCAGAGTATCTTTTTGCCGCCCCCGCATCTGGGAAATAAAGAACAAGATTTCTCTCTCCAATTTTTGCAATTACCTGTTCAATATATTCCTTTGGATTTTCCTCAAAACAATTATTAAGCAATGCCGTAGAAACATCACTATGAGCATCTAAAACATATACACCCGAAAAATTTAACCAGTTAATGAATTCACAAAAATATTTTAGAGTAAATACTTCGTCATTATTTTTAACTCTGTCCATTCGAGCATTTGGAATATATGGAAGATTCAAATAGTAATTCACATTTGTTTTAAATCTTTCAAGATGTTTCTTTATCAACATTAAATAAAACATCTCATCATTGCTTTCATATATCCAATCAAGCCAAATACAAGGCGAACCGTCATAATCATATTCTTCGATACTATTCACATCAATATTTATTCTTGGTGTTCCATCAGGGAATTTATTAATTGTTACAATATCTCCATTAATTTTAATCATATTTATTCTCCAATCTTTCTGTACTCTGTATAAACTTCATTTTCGCAATAGTATAAATTGTAATCATTTTGCTCAATATACCACCAACGCTTTTGGTGTCCTTCTTTTATATATTCTCTACAATAATCAGTTTCTTCATAGTGATTATCCATCATTTGTCTAAAACTTAATTCATCAATATTATCTGAATCATGACAATAAGTTGCAATCTTATCTATTAAATCTTTTGTAAACCGTTCTGTAACTACAAAAACAACTCTGACAATCTGCCCACTATGATTCCGTTTGATTGTTTTTAATTGCTCGAAATCATGTAAATGATATACTACTCTCTCAAAAAACAGATAAGGAACTCCATCTACATTCGGCATGCTTGTATGCAATTCAATATTGATACCCTCTGTTATTTCAAAAAATCTCTTGTACCAATCAATGTGATTTTCAAAATTCCATAATGGATCTCCTCCACCAGAGATAGAGACCCAATTACACTTATTATCTTCTATCTTTTTCTTTAACAAATTCAACCCATCAAGTGTAGTCTTAGGAATATGAAGATTATTGTTTTTTACAATACAATATGGGCATGAATAATGACACCCAAAATTGGTTATTACACTCATATACTTGTCCATATTTATTCTCCAATCACATTAATTTGACAACTCTTCATAACTTCCATCGCAGCCTTATGTTTTTCTGGTGTAACTCCGGCACAACAAGAAGCATCTACTGTTATTTCAGTGTCAGGGAAAGCACTTCTCAACATTAGCGCATTTGATATCACACATATGTCCGAACATAATCCTACTATCTCTATTGAACCTTTGACTCCCTTGTCCAATATTTTTGCTATCTTGTCTACAAGTTTCATTGAACCAAATATTTCTTTTTCTATAAAAGCATAATTTTTAGATTTTAATGCATTTCTTATAAATGAATTTATCAACCAACCCTCGGTATTTGCAATACAATGCTCTACCGGTAAATGTCTTCCTTCCAAAGTTTCAAGATAATCATCTGAGTGCGTATCTAATGTCAGAAATATTACTCCATCAAATTTTTTAATTTTTTCACAAACAGGCTCAACAATATTTCGTGCTTCCTCTGTACCAAGTGATCCATCTATAAAGTCATTTTGCATATCTACTACAACTAATATCTTTTCCATATTATATATCCTTTCTTTTATGCTACATATTGTATTTGATTGTTTATCTAACCACTATATATTGGTTATCTTTTGCATTGAAACTGCCGTTTCAATCAACTATACTGTTTAGTCTAAATGCGTCCATCTGCCTATTTAGTATCCCACTATCTGTTGTACCATATCTTCCGAATACAACAAGTTCATCGCCGCTTTCTGAAGTATATTCCATTTCATAACTATCTAAGTCACCATTCATATATTCTTCATACGTTTCGCCGTTCTCACAATAACTAGTATCATGTTTCATTACATATTGCACATAACACTTTTCTTTCGCTTCGTTTGATAAGTCTGCCCAATCCTTTTGAAATTCATCTTGATTTTTTATATATAATTTTTTAGCAGCAACTTTAGTTGTTGAACTTACACAATCAATAGGCGACAACAATACTCCATCAAAACATAACAATTCTCTTCTTTTCCATTGTTCGAAAGTTTCCTTCTTACATATTGCTACACTATGTATTTTACCCATATCATTATTCTCCTTTTACGTAACCATTTCTAATAATTTGTAGTTCTCTCATCAAATTAGAAGTTGAGTACAACGCCGATTCATCTCTCAATTCTTTTAAATTCTGCAATGTATCTTCAAGTTTTTTATCAATCTCTTTTTGTGATAAATCATTATGCGATACTTGTTGTTCTTCAACCCTTTCTCGCAAAGTCTTATATGTCATAATATCATCCAATCTTACTGTCGATTAATCCATGTTTTAAACTGATGGAATTCATTTTCCGTCATACAGATATCTGCATAATAAAAGTCTTTATTGAATATAATCGCCCAAATTTTCTTTAACTTTTTAATAAATCCAAAGTCTTGTTCAGCATAAAATTTGCCATTTGTAAACACTAATAAAGCATAATGAAATGTATTATATTTATCAATTTTAATATGTATCCCCTCATCACAACCGCAAGTGCAATTTACACATAATTCATTTCCATCAAAATTCTTCAGCACCGCCATAGTAAATTTCTCCTTCCTCTGTAATCCTTTTTTTTAAAATTGTTTTGCTCGCTACCTTTTTCACTCTAAAATTCACCGGACATTTATCATATATCTTTTTGTCAGTTACCGATACGATTCCTATCCCATATTTTGTTTTGCAAAGTATCACATCAGCAATTTGGACATTATCTCTGAATCTCATCCAATTTGAAGGAACTCTCCACATATATGTTTTATTATCAACATCATTTCCATTGATATGTCTACCGTAAATATACATCGTTCGTTCATTTCTATAGCTACTTGCTCCCCAATCTTCGACTCTGACTTCTACATCTTCTATATTATTCTCTTTGTAAATAAGATACATAATATAGCCGTCGCTAAGAATTCCGTCGGAAGCAACCACAATTTCTCTATCCGGCTTTCCGAATTTTTCGAAATAATTTCTACATTTCCGTAGTTTTCTTTCGGACACATGAGTCCTTGCAAAAGCATCCGAAATCTTTATATCCGATAATTTCATCGTTTTTGTTACCATAACGATATTCTCCTTTGTGTTTAATTTTCAATAATCGAAAGACTAAGTTTTAGATTTAATTTTTCACATATATCACAAATTTGAGAAAGTGAAAAATTGTAATCTCCACTTTCATATTTAGAAAGCATTTTCGGAGTTACTTCTAAATAACTTGACATTTCTTTTAGGGTCATATTGTGTTTTAACCGATATTCCAATAAAGTTGTCGAAAACATATATTGTATATCGTAGTAATACAATTTTGATGTACACATATAAGCATACAATTTATCGAGATACTCGCCAGCATTGACCAATTCTATATCATCGTTCATTTTATGATTCCCCTTTTAATTCTCTACATCTTCTCTACATCACAACACCAATGTTATTAATTTGTCTATTCTCACTTGTACTCTTTTGAATTTCTCCATTGATTTTACAATAGAAACTTCCACCACCATCAACTTTAATAACATCAGAAAATCCACAATCTTTAATTTTGTCGTAAATCTCTCCACTTGTAATACAATTTGAGGTCTTTGTTTCAATGTAAAAATAATAGATATAATTATCTTTGACTCCTAAAAATCCGTGAACAGTTGGTCTAACTATCGAATTATCCCAACCTTCGTCCAAATATTCTGTCGTTGCTCTAAATCCATCAATTATAATCGGCGCACCCGAAACGGCATATTTAACATCTTCATCATATAAACTGTTGTACTTATCAATAAAAACTGTATTGTCATTACAAATAATCAATGTAGACACGTCTTTTGTTTTAAACTGATCAGACGCATTTTGACTTGCATAGAAATAAACCTTATTATCCTTGACTTTTCGTTCCTTCAAATATTTCAAACATGGCGATGAAAGTGTGTTTTCATCTGTGTCGGCTACAAGGTTTGCCACTGGCAAAGTAAAGAAAATTCCGTCCTCTTTGAAGTTTGCAAAATAACCAAGATTAAAATATGTATCTTCGTCCAAGTTGCTCTTTGATTTATCAACCAATTTAATTTGGAATCTATTTGATGGTACTCTCAACATACGAATTCCATTATGTGAAACTATCTTTGTTTCATTCTTATTTAACAGTTCAGAATATCGGTTAATAATCACATTCAAATCGTCCAAGTGAACGAGTTTCTTCTTATTAAATATGTCATTCCAATATTCAATTTCGTCATCAGGAATAGCGCCATCATTTTTTAGTATTTTCGTTTGCCTTTCCAATGTAATTGGATAGACAATTTTACCATCTGGGTCAAACACTTTATATCCCTGTTGCACCCTTTCTTCTGTGCATTCTTGGATTGCTTTTTGCTTGTCCGTATATGCACAAATTTGTGAACTATCCCATTTACCATTGTTCCAATTTTTACGCACTCTGTAATATCCCATTTGTTCACTCTCCTTGTTCTTCGTCAAGACGTTGTTGGTATTCAGTAAAATACCATAGCAGTTCATCTCTGAATACTTCAATAGCCTCTTTAGCTTTTTCATCCGATGTGAAATATATATTATTTAGGGATCGACGACGAACAGCATAAGTCACGAAAAACAGTTCATGAAAACAATCATAATCTACATAGTATTTCGAAATATTATCATTTTTCCAATCAGACATAGAAATCGGTTTGTCGTTTTGTGCCTGCCATTGTCTTAAACAACGTAACAGCTTATCAGCTCTTGCGTTGTTCTCGGCAATTATCTTATCATTGAAATAATTGCCTGCGTTATAACATTGCTCATCCTCTTGGTCATTAAACTCTGTAATTTTCGACATACTATTGTATTCTGTATCAATTACATAATACGTTTCATCTTTTTTAACCCTCTCATATCCTGTTCGGCTTCGTTCCTTAATTACTCCCAGTTCTTTTAACTGCTCCTCTGTCATTTCAACTTGAACGGTTTTACCGTTTGCATTAATCGTTACTTTCATATTAACTATCCTCCTTATTTGTTGACCTATTCTGCAATAACTGTTTCTATCTCTATATCATCTTTGTCATTACTTTTTCTTAATAGGGACGTGTTATATTCTTTGACTGCTTCAATGTAGCGAGCCAGCATTGCTTTTGCTTCTTCTGCATTAATGCACTCACGAGGTACAATACTGTCATCATATTCTTTCACACGACCTCTTATGTTTATAAAAGCTGGTGTTAGTTCTGGGCTACTTATACTCGTAACCTTAATCCCATTAGACGCGCAAAATTTAAAATCCCCTCGTTTAATCTCGTTTCCCTGCTCCAACACTTTCATTAACAATACATTTTCGATTCTCCAAAATTTAATTTTTAACATTTTATTCTTCCTCCGCAAACTCGTCTAAATATATCTCAAACTCGTCCTCTGTTTCATCTACGAACGCATATACCGCTCTGTCCTTACCTCTTTGAGAACCACTAACAAAAATACTCTCATAACTACCTGCTTGCTTTGTGAATGTATCTTCGTCAATTTCTTCTACTTTAAAAAATCTCATTTCATTTCCTCCGTTATTTCATCTACACATTTTGCACAATAATAGCCTTCAAGTCCTTCTATTTTGTATAGAAAACTCATCCACATTCGATTCCATATACCTTTATCAACACATCTTTTGCAAGAGCCTTGACCTTCGCCCTCGCAACATGTAACTTTTACTTTTTTTTAAATCATTCATTTATTTTTCCTTTCAATCTTTTTACAATTTCTGAACACTTGTTAATATAAGATCTTGTTACTCGACCACCGTTTATTTTCTTTTTATCTTTTTCGTTAATAGATACTTCAAAAACATTAGATTTGCTTATTTCTTTCATCATTAATATTCTCCTTTTTTATTTTTCATTTTTAACGCTTCTTTAAATTCTTGTTCGGTCATCTTATCGCTGTTTCCGATGTACCTTGTATATCCCTTATTAATACTTTCTCCCATTGTTTTGAAAGCATTTGACAAACCTCTAAAACTTTCAGCACATACTTCTGCACTTTGACCAAAATCGTCTATCTCCGTTGAAACAGATTTTTCGTTACCATTACAATAATGCAAAATCAACGCAAACATTCCTGTCCCACCGGCGAAACCTATTATCATAGCCAATAGTAACATTAATACTTCTTTCATGGTTATATTCTCCTTATTTCTTTTTTGTTTTCTTCTTTAGTTTGACTTTAAGATGTTCCATCAACTTGTATTCTTCACTATCCCACAATCCATGTGCCAATAAGCTGTCTTGTTTATTGCACACCAGTTCTAATAGTTTTTGATACTCTTTTTGTTTCATGTTTTTTCTCCTTTCTGTACTTTCCATTACAATAATCTATAAATAAACTCTTAGATATTCTTCTTGGTTTATGTGGCGTAGTCATAATCTTATGTATTTCGTTTGATAAGTTTTTATCTTTAATTTTATTTATGTCATCTTTAATTAACTCAAGAATAAGTCTATTTCGTTTAATCTTTTTTCTATATTGATCTACTTGTTGTCCATAATATCCTCCACGTTGCATTGCAACACCACTCAGTTTTGTTTCATCCTCTACAAGAGTATGTCTGATATCAAAAATTCTTAAATCCATTTCTCTTTCAAGATATTTTATACTTTCATAATATCTATCCAAATTTGAAAGTATTTTGTTCGCTGATTGCAATACATTCGCTATATTCTCCAAATCCAATTCAATATCTCCATAGTAAGTATATGGATTATATTCATCTTGTAAATGCGGTGTCTTTAACAATCTGTCTATGTCCATTGATTTAATATCATCAACATCATTTAAATTTTCCTCGTGACAATCCTCTGGTTTTTCAACGGGCATATAACCATCTGTCAATTCGACAACACGACTTCTTCTTGAATTCCCTTTCAAGAAATTTTGTACTCTTTTAGTCTTTAAGAAACCCAATGCAGCTGGGAAGGTCTCAAACGAGTTGGCTAAAGTCGGATTACCCGACCATGCCAATCGCCCATTTGGATTGGTTCTAATATATTGTTCTCCATTAGTGATTACATATATCATTGAGCATCGCCACCAATCTCTATAATGTTATGATACAAAACATTTATATCATCTTTGTAACGATTATTCTCGTGCATATGTCCACAATACCATCCCTTGTATTGAATATTCTCTTGAATTTCTTGAAGATAATCCGTTAATCTATCTGGTTTCAATTTATCAAAGAAACCTCTACTCATATTCATTACATCTAAAATCTTTGTCGGTGGGCAATGTGTGATAATATAATCCACCTTATTGCCGTATTCAGCCAAATTTTCAATACCTTCGTCCATTTCCTTTTGAGAAGGTAACTCTTCCTGCCACCATGATATATGATTTATACGAAACATCTTGCA